CAGTGGAAAATGCCGTATCAATAGCTAAAACAATATTATCAACTGATACAGTTGTAGTAAATGAACGACAATGGAATTAAACAGGTATCAAACAAAGATAACACCTGAATTAAAAGAAAAGTTACCTAAAGAAGTATATGAAAATCTAATAGAATATACTTCAACTATTAAATTTATTAAAAACTTAATAGCTCCTGAACATATTAGAGGGTTTGCTAAAGATAGACCTAAATCAGATTTATACGATGATAATAGAATTGATGTAGATATAACTAATCCTCATATACTTGAGGATATGGATTATTTTAGACAACCAGCTATATTCTTTGAAAAGAATGGTAAATACACAAACATACCACCTAATAGTAATCCTAAATCAGAATATGCTGAACATTGGAAAGAAGAATTACGTAAATGGAAATATGGTATGATACGTGAGTCAGATGGTGAATGGATTCCAGGAGAATTATATTTTTATTGGAATTACAGTCCTATTTGGTTAGTTCAAACTATAGCAGTTAGTGGAGCAGGTGAAAGATCTCAAGGTGAACGTGTTAAGAAATTTGCTAAACCTTGGTTAGGTGATTATTTATATTTTCATTATACAGCAAGAGCTAAACGTTTAGGTAAACATGGTAAAGTACTTAAAACTCGTGGTATTGGATTTAGTTTTAAGAACGCATCTGAATCACCTAGAAATATGTATGTATTTCCAGGATCAGGTAATCCTAATTTCCATTTAGCATCTGATAAAGGATTCTTATCTGGGGATAAAGGAATTTGGGGTAAAGTATTAGATACTTTAGACTGGATTGCAGAATATACTCCTTTACCTCGTATGAGAACTATTGATGCAACTAAAGAGATGAATATTCAATTAGGATATAAAGATGAATACGGCTCACGTAAGGGACTATTATCTTCTGTCTTTGGTATATCATTAAAAGATAATCCTGATAAAGCTAGGGGTATCCGTGGTCCTTTAATTCACTATGAAGAAGATGGTTTGTTTCCTAATTTAGAAAAAGCATGGAATGTAAACAGAAAAGCTGTGGAAGATGGTGGTGTATCATTTGGATTTATGCTTGCAGGTGGAACAGGTGGTGTTGAAGGAGCTTCATTTGCAGGTTCTGAAAAATTATTCTATAAACCAGGAGCATATAATATATATGGAATACCAAATGTATTTGATAAAGGTGCAGAAGGAGATAATGAATGTGGTTTCTTTTGGGGAGCTTATTTAAATAGAAATGAATGTTATGATGAATCATGTGGTGAGCCTGATGTTATTAAATCTCTAATAGAAATATTATTAGATAGACATGAAGTAAAATATAATTCATCTGATGCTAGAGCTATTACTCAAAAGAAAGCTGAAGAACCTATTACTCCACAGGAAGCAATTATGCGTACTGAGGGTACAGTATTTCCTGTAGCTGATATAAAAGATTACTTAGAAACAATTGGTCCTAAGAAAGAATCATTTCTTGCAGAACATTATATTGGTGATATAGTTTATGGAAGTGATGGTAATACTAAATGGGAGATGACAACTGATAAATATCCACTTAGAGCTTATGATAGTTCTGACACAGATAGAACAGGTTGTCTTGAAATATTTGAAATGCCAAAAAAGAATGCTAATGGAGAAATAGCAAGAGGTAGATATATATTTGGTATTGACCCTATTGATGCTGACACAGGAGCTTCTTTATTTAGTATAATTGGAATGGATACATTTACAGATAGAATAGTTTGTGAATATACAGGTAGACCTAGATTAGCTAATGATGCTTATGAAACAGCATTACGTATATTAAAATTCTATAATGGAGAAGCTAATTATGAATCTAACTTAAAAGGATTGTTTAGTTATTTTGATGCCCGCAATTGTTTACATTATTTATGTGATGTACCACAGATTTTAAAAGATATGGATTTAGTTAAATCAACTAATCTATATGGTAATAAAGCTAAAGGTACACATGCAAGTAAAGAAATAAATAAGTGGGGTAGATTACTACAAGCACAATATATGCTTACTCAATATAATGAAGATGATGAAGATGATAATAGTTTAAAACTACATCATATTAGAAGTATTCCTTATTTAGAAGAATGTATTGCTTGGAATAGTGATGGTAACTTTGATAGGGTATCTGCAGCAGGTATGTTGTTTTTACTACGTGAAGATAGATATAAAAGAACTAACTCTTTAAAAGCTAACGAACATAACAAACCTAAACAAGCATCTCAAGATAAATTTTTTGATACAAATTGGAAAAATTCAATTCTTAAAAAGAATTTAAATAGTTAAAATAGCTATTAGTAAATAAAAAAAATTGTGTTATTTCTGATAAATAATTTGGAATAACACAATTTATTTTGTATATTAGTAGGTTATTAGTAAATTTAATATAAATTATATATGCCAACACCAAGAATAAATAGTATTATAATGCCTAGACAGCGTTTAAAATACAGCCAAAAAAATAAAGAATGGCGAAAAGATAATGTGGATCATGCAGATAAACATTCATTTTATAATAATGAACATGTTAGAAAAAGTCTTCAAAACAAAGTTGTAAATTTAAATTTATATAATGGTATAGTTGACATTAAAGATTTAACAAATGTTGTTAATCCACATCATGTTCAAGCTTCTTTTGTTCCAGACAATATTCCGCATCATCCTATAATGGTTCCTAAAATAGATTTATTAGTAGGAGAAGAAATTAAACGTAGATTTGATTGGGCAGTCATTGTTACTAATGCTGATGCTATTAGTAAAAAAGAAGAAGATAAAAAAGCTTATTTACAACAAAAGTTAACAGAATTTTTAGAAGCTAATTATCAAGAAGACGAACTAAAAGTTAAAATGGATGAACTTGCTAAACATATGAAATATAGTTGGCAAGATATTCGTGAAAAAATGGCTAATCAAATTCTTAAACATTATAGTCAAGAACAAAGATTTGATAGAAAGTTTAATGATGGTTTTAAAGAAGCTTTAATATTTGCTGAAGAAATTTATCAATGTGATATAATTCATGACGAACCTTATATGACTAAATTAAATCCATTAAAAGTACATAGTATTAGAAGTGGTAATTCAGATAGAATAGAAGATTCATCTATTATTATTATTCAAGATCATTGGAGTCCTAATAAAATTGTAGATGTTTATCATGATGAATTAAAACCTGATGATATAGATTATATTATGGAATATACTCAAAATTCATCAAGAGGTTCTTATTCAGATGATCAAAATAATCATACACTTTTAAGAGATGCTTTAAACACAGGTGTTGAAGGAACGTATGATACTATATTTAATTTAGCTGAAATTAATGGACATTTCTTTGGTTCTAATTATACAGATGAAACTGGAAATATTAGAGTATTAAAAGTATTTTGGAAATCACTTAAAGAAGTTAAAAAAGTTAAATTTTATGATGAATATGGTGAAGAACAATTTAAAATAGCATCTAAATTAAGAACTTCAATAGATTGATCATCTAAAATATATTGTACTTTTTTATTATTACCTTTTAATGCTATCTTAGCAGTTTCAAGAAAACAATCTAAAGATGCACAAGCCGCAATGGCACAAGCTGCTGATTTAGAAAATAGAAAATTAGAACTTGAGGATATTAAAAATCAACGTGATAATGATACTAGAAGATATGTTGCAGAATTATCTAAAGAAATGGGTATAGATGATACAGTTGATGAAGATGGTATAATTAATCCTTTAGATGAAGCTAAATTTCAATTAGATACTCAGAAAAGAAAAGATGATTATTTATTAAAAATAAAAGCTTTAGATCAAGACATGATTAAACACAAAGATCAAATGGAAGCTAAAAAAGTTGATCAAAGTATAAATAGAATAAAAAAGAAAAGTACGAATTAGCTATTAGCAAATAACAAAAAATCAAATATTTTTTAATATTTATTTGGAATTTTTTATAAAATAGTGTATATTTGTAAACTTTATATAAAACGGGAGAAATTATGGAAGAAAATGAAGATTTAATGTCAATCTTTAGTGCAGGAATGGACTTAAATTTTGATAGTACACATTTTGAATCAGATGAAGATCAAGATGATGAACAACACAATGATAATACAGATGAAAATCTAGATAATAATAATACTATCGAGAATGAAGATTCGGAGAACGTAGATAGTGATGAAGACGAAAATGATGAAGGTGATGATTTAAATGATGAATCTTCTCCCAACTTATATTCTTCCATCTCTAATGTTCTTTTTGAACAAGGTATATTACCTTCATTAGAGTCTTCTGATAATATTAAAACAGTTGATGATTTTACAAATGCTTTAAAAGCTGAAATTGATGTTCAAACTAAATTAAGAGTTGAAGAACATCTTGAAAATTTAGATTTAGATAAAATTGCAATTTCAAGAAAAGCAGTAATTGATTTAGATAAAATGGATGAAGCTTATTTTAAAGATAATTTAGAATCAGCTAAAGATATTATTTTTAGAGATTATTTGAATCAAGGTCTATCAGAAGATAGAGCTAAAAAAATGCTTAGGAAAACTATTGATTTAGGAGAAGATGTAATTATAGAAGATGCATTAGAATCTAAAGAAAGTTTAAAAGCTTTTGAAACTAAACAAGAAGCTTTAGAATTACAACGTTTTGAACAAAACAAACAAGCACAAAAATTAGAACAAGAAAAAATTGATAATTCAATTAAACAATTTATTTTTGAATCTAAAGAAGTTATTAAAGGAGTACCTAATACAAAAGCTATTAGTGAAAAAGTATTTAAAACTATGACAGAAGTTATTGGAAAGAATCCTGAAACAGGAGAACTTGAAAATAAGTTTATGCAGGAAAGATCTAAAGATCCTATTAAGTTTGATACTAAGATGTATTATCTTTATGAGTTAACAAATGGTTTTACTGATTTAAGTAAAATTAAAACAACTGCTACTTCTAGTGCAACAAAAAATTTAGAAAAAGTTCTGAGAAGAACAAAATTTGAAGATAATGGACAACCAGCTTATCTAACAGATCCTAATAGTTATTCAGGTGGATTTGGAAGTGAATTGGTTTAAATAAAATGATTAAAAAATAAAAACAATTAAAAATTAAATTAAATGAGTTTAGGGAAGTATGTAATGACCAAAGGTAAAGCATGGTCAGGTTTAACACTAAAAAATCACATTGGTGCAATTTTTGGATTACAACCACAATTAGTTTCACCATTAACAACTGTGTTGTTACAGAGCTCTGGAATGAAAAACTTAGACACAACTTTGTCTATGTTCCCAGAAAAAGTTCTTAATACTGCGGATGATTTTGTATGGAAAGTAGTTGGTAGTGACGAAAGAAATATACCACTTGTTGAAGCCAGATTCCAAGGTTCAGTAGTTACTTCAGGTACTACAGGAGTAGGTATTGGTAGAACACAATTTCAATT